TTTGTACTCGGTCACCTTGTGGGAGGGAGCGAGCGAGTCTATCCCCAATGTCATGTGCTACAAGATCCCGGTGGGGGTTGAAAGCACTTTCCTCGCCGCGTCGTAGGTAAAGGAATGATCCACCTCGGTGACCGCCTGCCCGTCCGCCGTGGGAATACGGTTGACGAAACGGAACTGCAACGACTCATGCCCCACCAGTACCGACATGGTGCGGAGCCATGACATCGCCTGCCCCTTGCCGTAATCCTTGAACGCTTTCTCCAGCATCCCCTGCATCTCCACCGCGTCACGCCAACGGCGAAGGGTGAACGATACGGCCTGCTTGTGCCGTGTCTCGTTCGCCACCTCCTCGCTCTCCAGCTTTCCCAGCTCATCGGACAGGAAACCGCCTACCGGTGTGTTGGATAGCTCAAGCTCCGGGCTGTGGGGCCTGTTGATGTAATCCCTCACCCCGGTGATCCGGATCAGGATGCCGTCCGGCTGGAATTGCGGGTCGCTGAAATCGACATAACCGCCGGGAACCAGCTTGGCGCCGATCGCCAGCCAATTCTTCTTGGCCCATATGCCGTCCAGCTCTCCGCCGAACGTGAATTGCCGCTCCTCACGCTCGTAGAGGTAACGAACAGCCTCCCGGAACATGTCCCAGCTCGCCCCGGTCTTGGTGGCGTTGTCGCATACGTAGGCTGTGGGAAGGGATATGTTAAAGACGGCGTACTTGTCTCCCACCTCCGGATACAGGGACGAGTTGGGAAGATCCATGCCGTCCTGCTCAGCCGGTACGATCTCGAACTTACGCCCCTCGTGTACGTACTTGACATCGAACTCACGACCCGCCAGACGGCCTGTCTGGAAGATCACCGTCATGGTCTGGCCGGCGATCAGGCAATCTCCGAAATCGAGGCTCACCGGGATGGAAGAGTCGTAGAAATTATAGAACGTGACATCGTTCCCGTCCGTGTCCTTGCCCGGCTCCGTATCGGCCTCGCTCACCGTGCCGACACGGGAGGGATAGATATCGCTGGCGTCATAGCTGTCCTCGTTATAGGAAGAAAGGAGCCTGTCCGCACGGGTAATGTACATCCCGTCCTTGTCCGTCTTGTACCGTCGGCCTTGGTACTCCAGCTCCTGTGACTTGGGTAACAACAATGTCTGGCTGCCATAGGCCGAGTAATCGATATTCCGCTCGCCGCCTTGCACGTACAATATCTCCACGGGGAGGTTGTCGCCTTGGTTCGCACGACCGACACCCGGAAGGAAACCGTTTCCCTTGCCATAGCTGAGAGCGACCGGTGCGTCCTTGAAGTACTCCACCTTGCGCAAGTGAACTGTCTTTCCGACGATCTCCAGCTCCGTGTCGAACTCTTGCGCAAAGCGCCCCAAGACCGCCCAGCATTTCTCATGGTTGAACGACAACAGTTTCTCCGGGGCCTCGATCACCGTACCGACCGTCCAGCCGGAATCATAAAGATTCAAGTTGTCCACCAGCAGCTCCATGAACATCCTCGGCGTGGCCGTCATGACGAACTTGAGCTTGTACGGCTTGTCGGACAACAGCTTGTACTTATATTTTTTCAGGATCTCCTCGTTGCCGCCGAAGGTGACGGTATAGTCGAAGACCCTCGTGCCCTCCTTCTTGAAATCGGAGGGATACCACAGCGTGTACCTTTCCCCCTGGTACTCGATATACGCCCCGGTGGGCAGCTCCACGTGATCCACTAGGGAATAACGCAACTCCACCTTCTTCACTTGCGCTATCGCCCGGTAACGATAGCTGTCATCGTCCACCGGGATATCAAGCAAGACCTCGCCCGTATTGTCGTAGATTCTCATTCGATTAATATTAAAAAACGTTTCTAATTCCTTGGTAAGTATACCGTCACGACATGCTCATTCCACGTGGTATCTATCGTGATCGTGATAGACGCCCCACCTTCCGGATCCGGTATGGAATCCGGGGAGCCGATCGCCTTTGTCATGGCATCCCCACAGGGGATATCATTCCCGCAAGAGGAACAAAGGATCATTATAAAGATCAAAATCAAGTATCTCATGAACTTATGTTTTTATTCACAAAGAAAAACCCGTAACCGACCTAACTCCTGCAGGATCAGCCTTATACCATTCAATAGCGGTGTTTCCGTCTGGCAATATAGCGTACGCCCAAGCCTCGTATTGGCCCTTTTGGGTCGAGCTAAGATATAACCCCTTGATGGCATCCCCGCCAGCTTGGGTTATCCTGCCGTTTATCAAATCAATATTATCCCCTAAGGAGGCAAGTTCCCCCAAGGACGGCAACCACCAGCCATTTAATGGAGAACCGATCTCTTGACCTTTCGTGAAAGCACAGAAATTATGTGCTGGATATTGGTCCGGATTATTCCAATTGGGGGTATAAGCCAAGATTTTAGAGTTGGCCGCTAACGCTAACAAGTTATTCATCCCGTACATGTCGGATAAGGCTTGAGACTCACCATCGTATGATGGCATCATCGGGAGAAGCTCGTCCTTTCCCCATATAGATACGTATTTCAAGATTCCGTTACCCAGAATGTCTTGATGATTACCGCTCTGCGGGACCACCGAATCGGTCAACGACACGATCCTATATG